CTGACAGTCGATTATCTCTAGCTAGGTCGATATTGATTCCATAAATTGTTAACACTTGTATTCCTCTTTTAATTGTTCTTCTTCAAATTTAGTGAACTGTCTTACTGCTATATTAGCTTCTTGTAATAGATCAATACCTGCTGTTCCTAATCTGAAATAATCTTTAAAGATCACTTCGCTTATACCGGAAGACACTATTGACAGAGCGCAGTTAAGACAGGGCGATAATGTTACGTAAAGTGTGGCTCCTTCAGTTGAGCTGTTAGAGCGGGCTACTTTAGCAAGCGCATTAATTTCTGCGTGTACTACAGTAGGTAGGGTGTTACCTTGTTCATCTTTACATTCATTGTTAAAACCGGCAGGAGTTCCATTATAACCATAACCAAGTATTTGATCACCATTAGTAATAACTGCTCCTACTTTAGTTCGAGAGTCATAGGATTGCATTGCAACACGCTCTGCAATATCCATCATTAAACTGTCTCTTTTATGTGTGCCAAAGAGTTTCATAGTTACCTCCGATTACCCCCACGCTAGACCATTGCTAGGTGGGGAGTTGATATTTACCTTCTTCTTTAGAAGGCGGTATTATAGTTGAAAGTTATTAGACATTTCAGACTTCATAACTTCAGGCATAGTAGAACGTTTCAAGTCAATCTCTTTCTGAACCATTTCTCTAATACGTTTAATATTAGGTACTTTAGGCTCAAACAAAGCGGCTTGTTGTACTACCTTCAAATCACCCGGAGTAATGTAATCGTAGATACCCAACTTAGACTTCTTGAACTTAGGGAAGTACAGTTGGAAACAGCTTTCTACTTGCTCTGGATTAAGGAACTTGAACTCTGTCTTTAGGAACAAACGTCTCAAGACAGCAGGGTCAAGACCTTCCATGAAGTTAGAAGTAGCAAAGAAGTAACCTTCAAACTCATCTAGCTCAGTTAGCAACTGATTAGTAAAAGTCTTCTGGTGTGTTCTATCTGCCTTATGACGACTGCCAGCCATGGAGTCAATTTCATCAATAAGAAGGATAGAGCCTGTTTCTTTTGCTTCCTCAAAAGCCTTGTGCAAGTTCTTTTCACCTTCACCAACGTACTTAGACTGCAGTTCACCGTAAGTCTTCTTAAGCACAGGTAGACCAAGTTGGCCACCGATGTACTCAACAAGTTTACTTTTACCAGTACCGGGAACTCCGTAGAACAAACCTGTTACAGTTTTTGGTCGCTCCCCCTCTGGTTTTTCTGATAGAGCTACAATACGTTCAACAAGCTCTACTGCAGTGGGTTCAATGTTAACAATAGACGGGTCGTACTCTTCCATGTACTTAACTTCTTCTTCCTTATCTTTGTTAATAGTAACAACAATATCTTTACCATAAACAAGATCAGGAAGCTCACCAGTCAACTGCTCAACAACCTTTCGTGCTTTCTCTCTAGTAGATTCAATCTTTTCAGCCATGAAGATAATCTCTCTGTCAGTAAACTCAACAGGATTAACTCTCAAAGCAATACCGGGGATTGTTTCACCTTCAAGACACACAGCACACCATTGTCCATCTGACCAAGCGCTTTCACTAGCTTTAGGCTTAGACTTACTAGAGACACCATCTAATAGATTACCTAATGCAAAGAAACCCATATCGGAATCTTCTTCTTCAGGGGTTTTAGACTTGTCTCCATCACCTACAAGATGATCATAGAAGTTAGCAAGTTCAGTACCAAACCAAGTTAGATGTGCATCACCACGAGAAAGGAAATCACGGTAATCCTGTTGGTAAGCTATAGCTGTCATGTTACTTTCTAAACAACCGAATGTTTCTGCAACTGCAGGGCTACCATTCTTTTGTTTCCGTCTCAATACTCCTGATTTAGTAATAAGAAGTGTTTGTATCTGAGGCCCATTTAGGAATTCAGATACTATCTTTGAAGCCTTCTTGATTGTCATTTTGTTTACCTTCTTTTTAGATTTGTTAGCGATAGAGTTATATTCCTTATCAAAGAGTGCTTCTGCTCTCTTCTCTAAAGCCATGCAGAATTGCTGTAGTTCACGTTGTACTCCAGTTTGTTTCCAACTACCAAAGGTTTTAAGAGCTTCAAGTAGATCATAAGCGTGAACAGAGTCTAGCTTGTCCGGCTCATTAACTAAAGTACTATCGTCCCACTGGTAACCTTCTTCCATGGTTTCGTTGTATATTACAACTAGTTTATTATAGATCTTACCTGATCTTTTAGAGGGGCGAATGTAGCGTTGCATCAAAATCAACGCAGTAACCAAGCTCTTAAAACATGTTACTTTATAGGTCATATAGACCTCCTATACTTCAGTGATATCAGTAAAGCCCGTAGCTTCAACGTATTGAAGACGGCATGATTCCGAGTCATAGTAAGCACCACCAGCATCGCCGGTCTTACCTGTGAATCGGGATTTTAAAACACGAATCTTAATTGTGTTCTTTTCTCTTTCATCATTAGATACTAGGTTTCTAGCAAAAGCAATCACTTGGAAGGAGATTTGTTTAATACTACCACTACCTTTAATATCATCTAGTGAGGGTATTTTACCTTCTTCAAATGCTTTTCCTTGCCCACTTGTCTTTCTTAAGTGAGAGATTACACCTAGCCATACATTGTGTTTCTTAGCGATCTTAAGTAAGTCAGACATTACCTTATCCACAGCGCTATTAGCATCTCCTTCAACTTCAGAAGTAGCAATAGTTAAGTGATCAAGGATTAAATACTTACAACCCATTAAGCACATAGTTTCAATCTTGTCCATAAGAGAACCATCTGAAACAGAGCCTTGGTGATCTAATAATATAATACGGTTATCACCAAAGATAGTGTCAAACGCATCTTTCTTTTCTTCTACAGAAAGAGATTCACCTTCTTCAATGAGATTCTTTTTAAGTTGCATACCGATAAACTTCTCTACAGTATCACCCGGACCTTCTTCAAGTGATATCATTCCTACTTTGTCTGTAGTAGTTTCATTTAAGTGCAATACGATCTCCTTGATCATAGTACTCTTACCGGAACCAGTACCTGAAGTAAACAGATCTAGCTCACCGTAACGCATACCTTTAGTTAAGTCATTAACACCTTGCATACATGCCGGATACGGAATACTTTCGGTAGACTCTCGCTCTAGGAAGCGATCCCACAGTGTATCACCTTGGAGAATACCAGAAGGTGACCATGATTGAGCATCCCAGATAGCAGTCATAATAGCATCAGTACCGTGCTTTAACAACTCATCATTAGCATCTTTTTCTTTAAGTTTAGCAATCTTAGCTTTATCAATACCAATAATACTACAGGCTTTGTCAAGTGCTGCTTTACCTGCCTCATCATTGTCTAGCATTAATACAACTTCATCAAATTGTCTAACCCAATCTCTTTGCTCTAGTAGAGCCTTAGTACCGCTTGCCGAGGGTAGGGACACAACTGGATATATCTTACCATACTTCTTATAAGATGCATAAGCAACAGACATAGCGTCAAGTTCGCCTTCTGTTATTACTAGTCTTTTTCCTCCGTTAAAATTTCGTTGACCGAATAAACCTTCGAGTGAACCTGCCACACGGAAGTCTTTCGGAAGAGTGCGTATTTTGTAGCCAGTGATCTTGTCTACGCCATAAGGATAATAATGCTCTATTACTTCGTTAGATGAATCAACACCTGCTCTAACTTGGAAATAGTCACAAATGTCTTTCGGAATACCCCTAGTTTTAAACCCTCGTGTAGAATAACCATCAATAGATGATATGTCTAACTTAGGACCATTGGATTTCTTTAAGACAGGTTGAAAAGGATTATCATCTGTAGCGTTGTCATAAGGGTTGGGATTCTTGTGTCCACAACCCATACAGACAGCAGGACCAGTGTCATATACGGCAACATTGTCTTCTGATCCACAGGACTCACAACTCATGTGTCCCATGAACTTACCTTTCTCTCGTGCCATATTGTTTCCTTCGTTATTCTCTAAGTTTATTTAGAATCTTATGTCCTCTTTCGATACATAAGTTCAGCTCATTTAACTGTTTATCGTCTTGCTTAGGTATATACTTGATTGGTGCTATTTGGTTGTTATACCACATACGCTCACCTTCTGTAGATCTCTCTGTAAGACAGTCAAAGACCATCTGCAAGTGAGCCTCAGAGTAAGACGTCCAAGCTCTAGTGTCAAACACTCCTAACATGTAGTAAGAGAATTCATCACCATTTTTAACAGCTTCCTTAACATGAGAAGAAGATGACTTATACAAGCGCCATAATGCAGCACCAGTCTTAACCATCGAGCCTCTACGAAAAGACCAGAATTGTCTCTTACCAATATAAGACATTCCCGTTGTATGGTTATACATTAAATAAATAAAACCAAAACAATTAGAAACATCTCTATCAGTACCAGAGTAATTCCAGTGACCTAATTCCTTTTTAAGCATAACCTTCTTAGGTACGTAAGCCGCTTTCCTTGCTGGCTTCTTCTTAGCTGGTGCTCTCGCCATCATTGACCTCCGTAGGGGCATCGTCATCCTCTAACTTAAACTTACCATCTAAAGTCGGAAGGATGTGTACTAACATACCACAATGCATCATACGTTCTCGCCAATCATCACCACAGTGTTCGTAATAAGCGTCAATCACTCGCTGTTTACGTTCACCTATTTTAGCACCTTCAAGTATCTTAGCCGCTTTCTTTGGGCCAACACCTTTAATACCTTTAATGTTATCTACACCATCACCCATTAAAACCTGAATCCAATAATGTTCATCAGCAGATTCAGCATCCATGTGTTTAAATTCGTCTCGGTGA